TGAGAAGCCCGTGTTGCTCGCGTAGACATTCGGGCCGTCCGTCGTGACATTTGTGATATGCTCGACTCGCTCGATGAAGCCGCTGCTCGTCAGCTCGCTCTCAAATCCGATTAGCTTCGTTCCATCGCTCAAATAGATGCCGTTCACCACCACGTTGTTGGTGTTCGGGGCCGAGTATTGAATCGTGGCCGTGACCTTCCAGGGACAGCTTGGCACATCTAGGGCGAGCACTCGCCAGACTACCTCGCCAGAGCCACTGTCCGGAAACTGCACGCCGATTGGACCGCCCGTGACAGGCTGAAGTGCCGAAGCGCCGCCTTGGTTGATCCACGAGAAAGCGCTGAGCGGTGGCATCCCACACGCAGACACGCACTCGCCGCCGACGACTCCGGTCACCTGGCCGGCCGCGTTGACCGAAATCGACAGGATGGAAGCGTAATTCCCCGCCGCGATGCCGCTGGCCGGCAGGTCGGCCGTCACCAGCGCGCGGAACGCCGGCGCGGCGGCCGAGCCGGAGTCCGGCCCGGCAAAGACCTGGTTGGCGGTGACTGTCGCCGTGCAGGCGATGGTCAGCGCGCCGCTTCCCGTCGTGAGGCAGGTGAAGCTCGGAACGGAGATGGTCACGCCGGTCACCGCCCCGCCGCTCCCGGCGCCGTTCGCGGCTGCCGTGAGACAGCCCGCCGCCGTCACCGTGATGTTGGCGTTGGCATAGCTGCCCGGCGTCACGCCCGTACAAGCGCCTAGCGCTCCACTGAGCGCCGAGACCGACGTCTGCATCAGTTGCGTCCCCGTCGCCGGCTGTATGGGGATGATGTCCGTAGACTGAACGGTTCCGCGCGCCGGCAGCGCCGGCAGCGGAGCATTCTGGGCCGCGGCAGGCGTGAGCCCGCAGGCCGCGAGGCACATTAGCGCTAGGAGGAGGCTCAGCAGGCGCATCAAACCTCCTCCGAAGCTGTGTCGCCTTGCCGCAGGAACCCCTGCCGGATGATCAGATCGCCGTCACCGAGGCCGGGCAGCGGATCAGGGCCGAACCCGAATTCAAGTTTCTCGATGCTCTGCGGCCATGCGGGCGCGACGTTGTGAGTTAGCAGCTTGTCGCCATCTTGCGAGGCGCTTTTGCCAGTCGTGGCCATGGGGTGATCTCAGAAATATTGAGCTTGCGCCGGCGCGGCGGGGCGGCCGGGCCGGATGAACATCGTCGCCCGCGCGGCGCCGATCCGCCTGGCCAGCCAGGGAGTCGGCCCCCCAACCGAGAGTTCGTCGACACATCGCTCGGCGGTCAGGGCCGCGAACGGCCCGCGATAGCGCTGGTTGAGCGGCGCCTCGTCATCCAGCCGGATGTCATAGACGGGCAGCCACTGGTTGAGGTCGGCGCGGTAGAACCACAGGTCGCTCGCCGCGCCCACCACCTCAATCCGTGCCCCGTCGCTCGGCGCGCGCCAGAAGACTCCGTCCGCCGGGCCGGTCGAGCCCTGCGTGTTCCACCACGGCGCGCCCTGGAAGGCGTAGTCGTAGAGGTGTTCACCCGGGAACATCGGCACGGCGTTCGGGAGGATGACTGTGACGCTGGAGCCCTGCCCGATGCGAACCCGCGTGTTCTGGTTGGCGATCCACTGACCGTTGAAGCCCGGAGGGGGATTGTTCCCCGGCACGTCCACGTCGCGCACAGGCCCACGCGCTTCGTGAAGGTCGAGCAGCACGTCCTGACAGGCCCTGAGGCCTGCCGTGAGCTGGTCGATGTGCGGATCCTCGCCAGGCGCAATCACTTTCAGCGCCCGCAGGGCTTCCTTGATCACGTCCCGGCAAGTCGGCATGAGTCGGCCCTCCAATGCGTAGCGTCAGGCGCTTTGCTGGCCGCCACTGAGCGCAGCGGCGACGCCGGCGACCTCGCCCGCCGGCGCGCCGAGCGCCGTCGCGATCTGGCCGATTCCGGTCGCCACCGCCCCCAGCGCCGCCAGGTCGCCGGCGAGGTTGCCGGGGTTCTTCTCAGCCGCTTCGATGGCGTTGAGCACACCGCCCTCGCCTAGGGCGCGCAGGAATGAGGTTAAGAGGGACATCGGGTTTCCTTTCAGGCTTGGGGTTTGGATGTGGCGGCGAGCGCGCCGGCTAGGCCGCTGACCACGGCGAGGCAGACATCATGCGCGGCGGAGGGGTCGAGCAGCAGCACGCCGCCGGCGATGGCGCCCATCACCAGGGCGGCGAGCATGTTGAAGCTGACTTGGTTCATCGGTGGCCGAACTCCATCAAGTTCGCCAGGCGCATGGCCCGTTCGCCGACCTGCTTGGCCCACTTGCTTAGCAGCATGTCGCTGGCGGCCAGTTGCCAGTTGCCGGCCTGAACAGCCGCGAGCGTGTTATGGAAGGTGAGCAAGCCGCCGACGCCGAGGTTAAAGGCCAATTCGACGATGACGTCCTGACGAACGTCGTTAAGCGTTCGCCACCAGGGCAGCCGGGCGTCGAGCTGATTCTGGGTCCGCGCGATATCCGCGACCAATCCGTCATGCGCTTCGTCGCTGGTCCAGGTGAGGCCCGGGAGGACTTCTGGACCGGTATGGCCCCAACCGATCGTCCACACGCCGACGCTGTCCTGATAAGCGTGAAGCCGCAGGCCCTCGTCGCTTTCCAGGTCGTCGATGAGGAATGGCGTCGTCATTGTGCGGCTTCCCCGAACAGGCGGCCCTTGATGAACGCCACGTCCTCGCGAATGCCGATGATGGCGTCTGTCGCCGCCTCCAGCGCCTGGACGCGGCCTTTCAGGGCATCGATCTCGCCTTGCAGCCGGCCATAGCCGACCAGGAACGGGACCGAACCAATGGCCAGCACCGCCCCCGCCCCGAGCAGGCCGCCGATGATCGAAGAATCGAGAGTCATGAACACCTCTTCTCCCTCCCGTCGATGGGGAGGGCAGACCGCCCATCAGCGCGGGCGTGGACGCGGCCCCCTCCACCGCTTCGCGGTCCCCCTCCCCCAGAGTGGAGGCGTGTTACGGGTTGGACCCCGCCGCCGGCTCGACGAAGTACTCGACCACCAACGCCACGCTGCCGGCCGCGGCAGTCGCGGCTGCGGTCGAGACGGTGAGCACCACAGGTGTGTCAGCCGCCATCGGTGCCGTCAGCAGATTGGCGGCGACCTGCAGATCGCTCGCGGCGCCGAACGGCGTCGCCGCCAGGAATGCCGAAGCCGCCCCCGCGTAGCCGAGCTCGGCGTGGAGGGCCGGCGAGGCGCCCGAGTCCAGCGCGTTCGACGCCAGCAGCCGCACGCCGGTGACGACGGCATTCTGAGGCAGCGACGGGAAGGTGATGGTGTCGCCGCTCGCCCAGGTCGAGACCGGGCCGGAGACGTCATAGAGATTGACGGTAATCCCCGCCGCGACATTGCCGGCGCGCGCGGGAAACTTCTTCACCGCCCGCGGGGAAGTGTAGGCCGTAGCCATGGGATGATCCTTTCACGGATGAAGGGGAAAAGGGGCCGGCGAGAGGCCGGCGCTAAGTGATTGCGCGCGTAGCGCCGCCGTACCGGCGGCATGCCGGCCAGTGGCCTGCGCTCTGCGAATTAAGAATCGGCCGCAGCCGCAGCAAACACAGTCACGAGGCCGTTCTGGACGCCGTTGAAGTTGATCTTCTTGACGCCGAGCAGCTCTTCGATCGCCACGCCCGGGCGGAAGCCATAGTCGCGAATCATGTCGGTCTTCGGGGTTGGCTCCTGGCCCCAGGCGACTCCCACGGCCCCGCCACCGCACAGGAACATTGGCCGGATATCGCCGCCCGAGCCGCCGGCTCCGTCGAACGATGTGCCGCCGTTGGGATTAGACGAGCACAGATCGCAGTAGGCGTCGATCTCGGGGATCTCCCGGATGATCACCCCGTCATAGATCAGATCCCCATCCTGGAAGATCGGGTTCTTATCCATGCCCATGCCCTCTCGGGACCGGGCCTGCGAGTTGGCCGTGTAGATCGTCGAATCGTTGAAGAGGTCGCGGAAGGTCCGCGAGCCGCTGAACAACACGTAGTATTCGCGGCCGTCGCCATCCTCGACCCGGAACGGACGGATGTGCGGGTCGGCGTTCTTGGCCATGCGCTTGGCCTTGGTGACCATGGCGGCCGAAGCGGTCTGAGAGGTGGCGATGTTCGAGAAGCCCGTCGCCAGGACGGCCGAGAAGTTCCCGAGGTTGGAGCCGAATAGCACCCGGTCGGAGTTGGCGCCGAGCCACGTCGTCTCTTGCGCCGTGGTCGCCTGATCGAACGGCGCGATCGCCCCGTTGGTGTCGATGATCACGTGCGCGAGGGCGTGGATTATGTCGTCGCGCAGCTTCTCCGATTCCCACACCACCAGGGCGTCGCGGGCGGCGTTCCACAGATCGACCTCGGTGCGGAAAGTCGTCGACTTCGGCAGGTCGACGGCATTGCGGCGCCAGTCGATGGTGATCGGACAGTTATAGTTAGTCAGCTCCTCTTCGTTGCCGGCCAGCATCTGCGCTCCGGTCACGCCGCCCGACTTCAGTCGGCCGATGAACGGCACGTTGATGGTGCGGAAGTTCTCGGACTCACGTTGAAACTTGGTGAGGATGATGCCGCCCTTGTTGATGTCGGAGTTCGACATGTAGGGCGCGAAGCGGCTGTAGCGCACGTACTCCTGGAAGTATTTGGTGAGCCACACCTGCCGCTCGGAGGCGGTCGCGAGGATGGTTTCGGCCATCGAGGTCTATCCTTTCATGAGTTTGCCACGCCGAAGCGCTCAGCGCGTAGGCGGGCGGAATAGGCTCGCAAACGCTTCGCCCTCGCCGACATTGACGGCGGGATTGCCAAGCGCGCCCGTGCCGCTGGCTTCGGCCAGGGAACGGGGCGGCGGCCTGAGAGCTTGCGGAGCCGGTGG